GAAAAACGTATTAAAAAAGATTGCTCTAATGAGAGAGCATAATGTAGAGTTAGCATTAGCAGGAGACTTAGAAAAAGCAGTTTCCGAAACTCAAGATTTGGTTACAAAGTTTCAACAAGACTTTGATAAATACGCATCTACAATTGTTAGTGCAGGTGGTCCTATATGGGACAAAGGAGATGAGGCTTTAGTTAAGTATGATAAGGTATTTGCTATTGCAAGTGAATTGGCTCAAAAGTCAAAAGAATTAGGAGTAGATCCAAACAATATCCCTGAGTATATGATGTTTAGCGACTTTGAGGATGATTTCAAAAGAGAAGAAGCAGATATAAGAAAGGCAATGAGTATTCTTGAAGATATTGCATCAATGGTTCAAGACTAAACACAACAAAAAACAATAATCAAGTTATATAATCAAAAGCAAAAAAAATGAATAAAGCAGAAAAAGTGTTAAACAAGATTGCTACTTTACTCGGAATCACGGTAGAGTTAGAGCAAGTCAAATTGGTGGATGGCCAAACAGTCTTAGAAGCAGATACATTTGAAGCAGGAAAAGACGTATTCGTTGTAACTGAGGAAGGTAATATTCCCGTACCTGCAGGAAACTATGAATTGGAAACGGGACAAGTTCTTGTTGTAGAGCAAGACGGAGTTATCAAAGAAATCTTAGAGGCGACTGCTGAGGAAGAAGAAGAGGAAATAGAAGCAGGTAAAAATAAAGAAGAGGAGATGGGCAAAGACAAAGAGAAAATGTCGGACAAGCCAGTAAAACGCACAATTGAATCTATCGTTAAGGAAACAGTTTTCTCACGAGTTGAAGAATTGTCTACTGAGAATGAAACTCTAAAAGCAGAGTTATCTGCACTTAAAGAGGAGTTGGCAAAAGAGAAAGAAGCAAAAGTTGAGTTGGCTTCGGAAAAACGAATCAAATACAACCCTGAGGCTAAGGAAAAAGAAACTGGAATGAGATATGCCGAAAAAGGCCCTAAGGGTGGTGTAAACGCAATTTTAAACAAAATATATAACAAATAAAATTTAAGAAAAATGGCAGGAACTTCTGTAAACATTAGTACTACTTATGCTGGCGAGTTTGCCGGTAAGTACATTAGTGCGGCACTTTTATCCGCAAACACACTTGAAAATGGTGGTGTATCAATTATGCCAAACGTGAAATATCGTGAGGTATTGAAAACATTTTTGCTTGATGACATCGTTGCTGATGGCTCATGTGACTTTCTCCCAACTGGAGATTTGACTTTAGCGGAACGCTATATCACTCCAAAGGAGTTACAAGTAAATGTCACTTTGTGTAAAAAACAGTTTCGCGAAGATTGGGAGGCCATTAAAATGGGTTACTCAGCATTTGACGTATTGCCAAAAACTTTGACTGACTATATCATTGCGTATATGGCAAACAAAGTTGCTGAGGCAACTGAGAAAAACATTTGGCATGGTCTTTCTGCAACTGCAGGTAAATTCCAAAGTATCAACGAATCATTAGTTCTTCAAGGTGGTTACAATAACGTAGGTACAGGAACAGTAGATGCTTCAAACGTAATTTCAGTTTTAGGTGACTTAGTTGATGGTATTGCGCCAAATATCTATGGTAAAGACGGAGTATTCCTTTATGTACCACAAAACGTACTTCAAGCATACGTTCGTGCATTAGGTGGTTTCTCAGCAGGTGTAGGTGCGGCAGGTCTTAACAACCAAGGTACTACTTGGTACAATGGAAATGCAAATGCCCTTACATTTGATGGTATTCCATTATTCTACGCACACGGATTGTCCAACAACAAAATTGTATTGGCTCAAAAAGACAACCTTTACTTTGGTACTGGACTTCTTTCCGACCACAATGAGGTTAAAGTTCTTGATATGGCTGACATCGATGGCTCACAAAATGTACGCTTTGTTATGCGTTACACGGCAGGTACTGAGGTTGGCTTTGCAGAAGAAGTAACTACTTGGGGATTGTAATTTAATGGGGGTGTAATGCCCCCTATGTATAACATTAAAAAAACACTAAAAAATGGCAACTTGTGATATCGCACATGGAAGGCTCGAAGCGTGTAAAGATGCAATGTCTGGATTGGACACTGCGTACTTTGTAAACTTTGGTATTGAGCCATCGGACGTTACTATAGCGAGTAACGAAATTACTGCCGTAACGGGTGTTTCTACTTTGTATAAATTTGAGTTGAAAGGTGCAAATACCTTAGAAACTACAATTAACTCAAGTAGAGATAATGGTACTACATTCTTTGAGCAAGTTCTTACAATGCAACTAAAGACTCAGGATGTTACCGCACACGATACGGTTAAACTTTTATCTTGGGGTCGCCCTCACATTATTGTTCACACTCGTAATGACCAATACTTTATGGTTGGTTTGAATCGTGGTGCTGACCTTACTGCAGGGAATATCTCAAATGGTACTCAGGCAGGAGATTTCAATGGTTATTCATTGACGTTTACAGCCCAAGAGAAATTACCTCCAATCTTTATTGATGCAACTACTGAGACTCAGTTGCAAGCAGTATTTGGTGGTGCTTCAATAGTATCTCAATAACCCTACTCGGTTATACTCA